GTTGGACGCATTTGTAAAAATGTGTTTGTTGTTAACGATTGGCCTAATTGACCCGTACCTAGTTGAGTGGGTTATACGAGCAACCTTTCTAGGTTGGCACGTATATGGACGAACATGGTACCTCAGACCTTGGGGAACCAATAGTGGAAGCTATATAACGTCACTATTTAACTCTTTTGTTAATTGGTGGCTACATAAACAAGCTTTCCTCGCCCTTTACCCGCAGGGACAGTTCAGAGATGTACCCTGCTCGTTCACCGGCGATGACTCAGTCGTCGGAGTTGAGGAGAAGTACGCAGCGTATGATATGACATATCTAGCGCGGTACTTTAAGGATACCTTCGGGATGACGTACACGTCATGTTTCAAAGACGATCGCAGAAGTCTAGAAATTGGTGAGATACAGTACCTGAAGAGGAGATTCGTGGACGGCGAAATTGGCATAATGGCTCCCCTTGAAGAGAGGAGCATGTATGACATGGTCGCTTGGGTAAATAAAGACCCTAACCGCGATATTATTCAATCTATACTCGATTCCCTGCTTTTAGAGGGATTCCATTATGGAGAGAAGAAATATAACCAGCTATACGTTTGGGCCTCCAAACAGCAACTACTGGGAGGCAACTATAAGCTGATGAGCTACGCTGACATGCGTGTCATGCGTCGAGCTGACTACGTGTAAAACCGTGGTTCCCTCCCGGGCATGAGTATAAACTGCCTCGAGACGGTCTCCCCTTGTCTGGGAGATACGGGATGGTACCCGGCAACAGAAATACCCCCAACGTATGATGGGGCAACTCTTAATTGAGGTGCAATCTTACACACGGCCACGTTTCAATTCCGGACGTCTGCCACTTTAAATGGAATTACCGAAACACAAAGACAAACAACAGAATCAGTACAGTCAGCAGCCCCTCAGGAGCTGACGGAAATGGCGCAAACAACGCTATTTCAAACACCTACGCTATCATTTGGCGAGGTTGGGCAAACACATTCAACTGAGACACCGCCTAACGTTATGGCAATCGCTAAGGGTGTTGGTGAGTTTCAAGACACCAAAATCCTCGAGCGAGAAATTCTAATAGGAACTCTCAATTGGACATCGGCCTCAGCGGGCCTACTGCAAAGCTATGATCTATATCAATTGCTTACTAATGCGGCTAGGAATGCGTCGATTCTAAATCAGTTCACTTACATGCGTGCAGGCGTGGAGGTGACTATCAGGATTAACGCGACCCAGTTTTATTACGGAGCTTTGATGGTATCGCTCTTCCCAACGTTTGTTACAGGACAACGTTTTGACGAGCGAGCAGTATTGGACCCTACAATAATATCAGCACAGGTTTCTAATGCGGTTATTAAGAAAATGGACTATTTGTACCCAGAGCCGTGGATGATCATTGCAGATATCCAATCCGGCTCTACACAAGCAGCAAGCGTGGACCTAGATGTACTATGCCCTCTCACCGTCGCTTCGGCGTCGGCTGCAGAGACAGTATCAGTGCAGGTATGGGCACGTCTGACTGACGTCGTTCTAAGTAACCCAGCAGGAACCTTGACCTTTGCTGGTATGAAAAAGAAGAGATTCTTGCAAACAGAGATGCAGTCAAAGAGCAAGAAACTTCCTATCATAGGCCAGAAAGGAAAGGAAAAGGATGAGCAAGAAGTAACTAATATTACTGAGGCTCAATCGTCACAAGGAAAACTGAAAATAACATGCACGGTAGAAGTGGAGCTTACGCCCGAGCTACTGCAGTATGCAAATGAATCGACGATGAGGATCCTTGCGGATATGTTCGTGCCACCCCCCGTGACACGAACTGACGCGCAATCTTCAAAAGGAAAGATTAAACAGAAAGCAAAGAAAAAGGAAGAGTCGTCTGATGAAGAAGAAGAATCAGACGAAATGGACATTCGAATAGTACTTTCCAGAAAATTCTGGTTCTCAATGTCCCGTACAGAAAAGAGGGCTTTTATTATGAAAATGATACACGAAGCGTTCCCTACCCCGGTCATATTGAATATACCAGACGGTAAGGGGAGAATAGAAGCCCAGATGAAGAAAGGAAAGCTAACGGTCAAAGTACCCAAGGTAGGACTAGATATGTCCCCTGTAGACGGTGCTGTGAAGAGTGCGACCGGTGCTATCGATTCAGTGACCCAATCAGTCGTTGGAACGGTAGGTGCCGGGCTCGGAGCAGTGTCTAATTTACTCGACGCTGGCTTAGGCTTAGCAGGATTGTTTTTAGACAAACCTGATACAGCTGAAGACCAGTCAATAATGATACAAGAACCTTGGAAAGACGCCTTTGCTGCAGACGTGCCAGATT